TCGCGGCGGATTTCGCGGGCCAGTGCAAAAACTTCCCCGCGCCCACCGCCGATGGCCGCGAGCCGGTGTTGCTCGCCTACCAGGCCGACTGGGTGTTGGACACTGCGCGGCTCAAGCTCGCGGAGAAATCCCGGCAGATCGGCTGGACCTGGAGCGAAGCCTACAAAATCGTCCGCGAAAAATCCCAGCAGGAAGCCAAGCTCGATCACTGGATCAGCTCGCGCGATGACATCCAGGCACGGCTGTTTCTGGAGGATTGCAAGGGCTTTGCAGAGCTGCTGAATCTCGGCGCGCGCGACCTCGGGCTGATGGTGCTGGACGAGCATTGCAGCGCGTACGTGTTGAGCTTCACCAACGGTCTGCGCGCGCACTCGATGAGCAGCAATCCCGATGCGCAGGCCGGCAAACGCGGCGGACGTACGCTCGATGAGTTCGCCATCCACAAGGACCCGCGCAAACTCTACGCCATCGCGTATCCCGGCATCACCTGGGGCGGCGGCATGGCCATCTTCAGCACGCACCGCGGCAGCGCCAATTATTTCAACGAGCTGATCACGGAAGTGAAACACAAGGGCAACCCCAAGGGTTTCTCGCTCCACACCGTCACGCTCCAGACCGCGCTCGACGAAGGCTTCCTCTACAAGCTGCAAAAAAAACTGCCCGCCGCCGACGCGCGCCAGGCGATGGACGAAGCCGCGTATTTCGACTTCATCAAAGCCGGCTGTCCGGATGAAGAAACTTTCGCGCAAGAATATCAATGCGTGCCCAGCGACGACAACGCCGCGTTCCTCAGTTACGAGCTGATTGCCGGGTGCGAATACCGGCCCGAGGACAATTGGGAAACCGATCTCGCCGATGCCAAAGGCAAACTGTTCGTCGGCGTGGACGTGGGCCGCGCGCACGATCTCACTGTCATCTGGGTCATCGAGTTGCTCGGCGACGTGCGCTACACGCGGCGCTTGATCGAACTCAAGACCGAAACCTTCGACGCGCAGGAACACGCGTTGTACACGGTTCTTCAGCTTCCCCAGGTGCGCCGCTGCTGCATTGATCAGACCGGCATCGGCCGGCAGTTCGCCGAGCGCGCGCAAAACCGGTTCGGCAAATACAGAGTCGAAGGCGTGAACTTCACCGGCGCGTCGAAAGAAGAACTGGCCTATCCCGTCCGCGCCGCCTTCGAGGATCGCGCCGTGCGGATTCCCAACCGCGACAAAATCCGCAGCGACCTGCGCGCGATCAAAAAAGAAACCACCGCCAGCGGCAACATCCGGTTCACGGCGGATCGCGGGGCGAACGGCCACAGCGATCGCTTCTGGGCGCTGGCCCTGGCCTTGCACGCGGCCAAAACCCAACAGGAGATCGGAGCGATGGTCGGATGAATTTACTCGGCCTCCATATCGGCACCGGGCGCGGCTTGCAAAAGACCGTGGACGCGGCCGTGTCCAAATCCCTCTCCGCGTTCGCCACCGCCTGGATGCGCGGAGACGACGGGGACGGCGGCGGGGCGAATCTCGTCTCGGCGTACCAACAATCCACCTGGGTGTACGCGTGCGTGAGCGCGATCGCGCAACAGGTCGCCCAGATTCCTTTCCGGTTCTCGCGGGTGGGGAACGTTGATCGCGGGGAATCCGCCTCCTTACGTCGGCGGCTACGCCGGCGGGCGATGGGCGAGGACATCATCGAGAGCGGGCCGCTGGTGCAGTTGTTTGAGAACCCGCATCCGCAGTTGAACCGTTACCAGTTTTGGGAGCTGCTCGTCTCCTGGCTGCAATTGCGCGGCGAGTTTTTCGTCGTGCCCACGGACAATGCCGGCCAGCCCGGCGTCACGCGCCCGACCCGGTTGATCATTCTGCCCCCGGAATCTTTTCGCGAGGACGTGCGCGCAAACGAACTCGCCGGCTGGCGTTACACCGGCAGCGGCCAGCAATCGCCCGCGCCCTCGATGCACCTGCTGCCCACGGACGTAATGATGGATCGCCTCGCGAATCCGTTTGATTTCTGGCGCGGCATGAGCCCCCTCACCGTCGCCCGCCTCGCCGCGCAATCCGATTACGCCAGCGCGCAGTTTGAAAAAGGGTTGATGCTCAACAACGCCGACACCGGCGTGATCGTCACCACGGATCAACAGGCGGATGAACCGCAGCGCGAGGCCATCCTCGCCGCGTTGCGCGAACGCAAACGCAAAGCCGGCACGGCGGACCGGCCGCTCTTTCTCTGGGGCGGTGCGAAGCTGGAGAAACCGACGTTGAGCGCGGCAGACATGCAATTCCTCGAAGGCCGCAAGTTCAAGCGGCAGGAGATTTGCGCGGTGTTCAAAGTGCCGCAGGAAATTCTCGGCTTCACCGAAGACGCGAACCGCAGCGTCGGCCAATCGTCGCGGCTCAACTGGATCGAGAATTCCATCATGCCCACGTGCGAGCGCATCGAGGCGGCGCTTGATCCCTTCATCAAGGCGCAGGATAAAAGTTTGTGGGGCTGGTTCGATCTGGAGGCGCTGCCGATCATGCAGGCCGCGCGCCGTGAACGCTACGCCGGCGCGGTGTCGGCGTTTGGCATGGGCGTGCCGATTGATGCTTGCTCGGAGATCTTCGATCTCGGGTTGCCGGACGATCTGCCGCACGCGGGCAAATCCTTCCTGCCCTTCTCGCTTCAGGAAGTGGGAACGGAACAGGAGCCAACGGAGGAAACAGCGACGGACAAACCGGCGAACGGTGAACCGGTGCAAAACATTTTCGCGCGCGCGGGGAAGCTGCTCTCCGCACTCCGCGCGCCCCGCTCCGCACTCCCCGCCCACGTCTGCGCGCCCAATCCCGAGTACGAAGCCAGCCTCGCCGGCAGTGTGAAATCCAAGGCCGCCATGTTGCGGGGATTTTTCTCCGCCCAACGCGGCCGCGTGCTGGCGAAGCTGGCGGAACTGGTGACCAACGGCGTCGCGCCGGCCAAAGGTTGGGAAAGCCGCGCGCTCGATGACCTGTTCAACGAGTCCAAGGAAAACGAAACCCTGCTCAACAAGTTCCGCGCGCGGCTCATTGCGGATTTGCAATTCGGCGGGGCGCAATTGTTCCAGGAGATTGGCGCGGGCGATTTCAATCTGCCGCCCGCCGAGGCGCTGGCCTTTCTCGATAAACGCAAGAACCCGATCAAGGACATCAACGCCACCACCTGGCAGCGTTTGCGGGAATCGTTGCAGGAAGGCATCAGCGGCGGCGAGAGCTACAACGAACTGGCGGATCGCGTGAAGGTGCAGTTCAGCGCGGCGAGCGAACAACGCGCCGACACGATTGCGTTCACCGAGACGAACATCGCGGTGAACAGCGGCCGGCACGAGGCGATGGTGCAGGCCAGAGTGGAACGTAAAGGCTGGCAGACCTCGCACCTGGAAACCACGCGCGCCACGCACCGGGCCAATGAGCTTTTGTCCAACGAACAAAACGGCATCCCGCTCGCGGACCCCTGGCCCAATGGTTTGCTGTATCCCTGCGATCCCGCAGGCGAGCCAGGCGAGACGATCAACTGCCACTGCTTCGGCCATGCGGTGATCGGAAAAGGAGGCCAGCCGTGAAACGCACTACGATTCGATTTGCCGCATCGCGTCCGTTCGCGACCCGACCTACGGAAAGTTTGCGCGGACCGTTTTGCAATGGGTCCGGAGCGTTTTGCAAAGGCTCCCCGGGCGGAGCCGGAAAAAAAGGCGAGCTATGAAACTGAGCGAGACAAAATTAGAGACGATCTTCGGCCAACGCGCCGTGCCACTGTCCGACGGACGCACCGGCCTGCGCGGCGGGCTCGTCGTGGAATCCAAAGCGGATGACGCCGCGGGCGCGCCCGTGATCGAATTCACCGCATCGGACGATTCGATTGATCGTTACGATGAGGTGATCGTCGCCACCGGCTGGGACTTGGCGAACTACCGGCGCAATCCAGTTTTTCAGAACAGTCACAAGTACGGCGACGTGATCCACACGCTCGGCAAGGCCGTGCTGTCGGAAGTGCGCGGCAACAAGCTGGTTCAGCGCATCGAGTTCGCCACCGGCGTGAATCCCATCGCGAAGCTGGCGTACGATCTCTACCGCGGAAAGTTTCTGAACGCCGTCAGCGTCGGCTTCATTCCGCTGGAATGGGAGGAAGGCAGCAGCCAGACGGCGCATCGCCGCAAGTTTTTGAAACAGGAACTGCTCGAACTGAGCGCCGTCTCCGTGCCGGCGAATCCCAACGCGCTCCAGAACGCGGTCAAGGCCGGTGCGGTGGACAAGAGCGATCTGCGCGACCTCGCGGAGTTCCTCAAACAATTTTGTAGTGACCAGACTGTTACCGCTCCCCACGTCGGCGCCCCTGGGACGGATAACCACGGGGCGCAGTTACTACAACTTGCCCGCGACGTGCAGCGATTGCTGCGCGCGTGAAACAATCCGGGCGTGGCGGCCCAATGAAAGAATGCAGCTTATGAAAAAGTTTTTGAAATCGTATCGGCACAGCCTCGCGCTCGCGGTGATTGTGATGTTCGCCGGCGCCTCCGTGGCGCTCGGCGTGTTCAGCGTCACGGGTGCGTGCGCGTGTGTCGCCTGCTGGCAGCTCAGCCAGGTGGCGCTGAGTAAACGCCAGGCAACGTGCTTCAACGCCGTCCTCACGCCCGAGCAGGTGAAGGAGTTCGACGGCATCGTCCGGGAACTCAAGGAGCTTGGGGCGTTCATTCCGGGCATCAAGGAACTGGCTTCTGCGGAGGGCGGCTTTGCCGCCATCAAATCCCTGCCGGCCATCCTCAAAGGCCAGCAGGAGGTCACCACCAAATTGCAGGATGAACTCACCAGCGTCCGCCGGCTGATGCTGGCGAACCAGCGCGGGTCCGGAGCGATCCGCAAAGCGAATGGCGAACTCCAGGTCACCGACGATTGCGCGCGGCATCTCGGCGGCATCGCCCTGCTCAAAGGATTGAAGAGCGGCCAGCTCAAGGGCGATCGCTGGGAAGGCGTGTTGAAGGACATCTTCGGCGCGGAATTGAAAACCGCGTTGAGCACGTCGGACATTCCGTTGCCGACCGAATTCAGCGGCCAGGTCGTGGAGCTCGTCAGCCAGTTCGGCACGGCGCGGCAATACGGCACGGTGTTTCCGCTCGGCGCGGGCACGGTCAAGCTGCCGCGGCTCGGCACGGACACGGCGTTTGGATTGATCGCCATGAGTGCGACGGTCACGGAAAAATCCCCGACGATCGTGTTCGTCACGTTCACCGCCGAGAAATACGGCGGGCTCGTCCGCGTGCCCTCGGAAATTGACGAGGACAGCGTCGTGGCCATCGGCCAGTTCATCGCGCGCTATGCCGCCCGGCAGATCGCCCGCGAAGAGGATCTCGTGTTCTGGAAGGGCAACGGCACCACCGATGGCGATCCGGAAGGGTTGACCGTGAGCACGGTGACCAATTCCAAAACGACCGCCTCCGGCGTACTGGGTTCGCCCAGCGAATTCACGCTCGCGCACTTTCGCGCGTTGCGCACGATCCCGGACGCGGCCGCGTTGCGCAATGGCGCGTACTATCTGCACCCGTCCTTCGAGCAGAAACTGGCCTCGTTCAACGCGTCCGGCGACAAGCCCTACAATCCCCAGGCGCAGATCATGGGCAACAACGCGAACCCGTTCACCACGGGCCCGACGCTGGACGGTTTCCCGATCCGCTGGATTGACATCATGCCGGTGTACACCACGGCCGATGTGTTGAGCACCGTTCACGTGCTGTTCGGTGACGTGAGCTTCCAATACCTCGGCGTGCGCGGCGGCATCCGCTTCGACACGAGCCTGGAGGCGGGCTTCGCCACGGATGAAATCCTCATCCGCGCGCTGGAGCGGTTCACCATCGGCCTGATGGCCACGGGCGCGGTCGGCGGTTTGATCACGCACTCGGCGTAAACGAATCCCCTCACCCTGACCCTCTCCCCATCGGATGGGGAGAGGGAATGGGCGCGGGGAAAAGAAATTTCAGTGCGTGTGTTTGGTCCCGCGCGCACTGCCCGGCGGTGGCCGCTCGTCCTAAAGCGGGCGGTCACCGTCACTCGAATTTTATGAAAGTTGAAACGCGAAAGAAAGCCGCCGGCAAGGCGCTGACAAAGCCGCCGCTGGATCGCATGTTGCGCTCGCCGCGCGCAGCGGAGACGAAGCGTCCGCGGCCGCTCCATCGCGTCCAGGGGCTGCGTTACATCCCGATCACGTTCGGGCTGCTGGTGTTTGGTGTTTGGTGTTTGGTGTTTGCCCCGGCGGCCCGCGCCGCCTACACGGTCACGGGACTGGTGAACCAGGTCACGAGCGCGGCGCTCGACACGTATCTGATGTTCATGCCGGGCGAGGACATTTTACTTTTGAACAACGGCCTCAGCGCCGGGCCGGCGAAAACGATCCTCAGTAGCAATGGCGGGTTCAGCATCACGCTCGATGCGGGGAATTATCTGGTGCGGCTGCCGCTGGTGCCGGCGCGCGCGGCGTTCACCATCGGCGTGCCCAACGGCACCGCCACGGCGAACATCACGAACCTGATCGCCCAGCCGTGGACTTATGCGGATTTCATCAACACCGCGAGCAACAGCTACAACGGCACGTTCACTGGTAATGCGGTGGCGCTGACGAATGTGAATCAGTCATGGTCGCCCGGCCGGGCCGCGCAGGTATTAAGCAAGGCGACGGTCACGCTCAACCTGCTGAACAACGACGGCAGTCATTTCTTCATGGTGTCGCCCAGCGTGGGCTATCAGAAGGATAAGATCGCGATGTACTGGGGCGCCTATACCAATGCCAACGGCGCGGCCACCAATCGCGGGGAAATTCACGCGGCGTTTGGTACCTCCATTGACAACCTGGTGGAGCACGGTGTGGTGTTTGGCCCAACGAACCTCACGGATTGGGACGGCACGCAAACCAGTTCGCCCCGGCTGTTCATGGAAAACGGTACGAACTTCATTTTCTACGTGGGCGGCAAGCTCCCGACGTATGAGCAGCGCCCGACGTTTCTCGGCCTGGCGTACTCCACGGACGGCACGAACTGGACGAAGTATTCCGGTAACCCGGTGATGAGCACCAACCCGGCCAATCTGTACAAGGATGTGGGCATCGGCCCGGGCATGGTGGTGCGCAAGGAGAATACCTATTACCTATTTTACGCGGCCATCGGCAGCACGGCGGCGACGCGTGAGAATGTTTTTCTGGCCACGAGCCAAAGCATCTTTGGCCCGTGGGTGGACGTGCAGGCGACGCCGATCGTGCTCGGTCAATTGGGATTCTCCGCGCGCATCGCCACGGATCAGTGCGTGTTCCCACTCAACGACGGCAGCTACGGCATGATCTTTTACCAGGAGCACGCGACGGACCCATACTATTTGTTGTCTTCGTCGTGGTCGCGCGATTTGCGGACGTGGACGCCGCCGGCGGTGATGACCTTGACCACCAACGTGGGGGGAATGAACACCAACATCCCGATTGGCTGCTGGGTCTTCGAGGACAACGGGCCGGTGCTGGTGTTGAGCGACTTTTACAAGACGTGGCTGGCGCGGCCCGATGTCGTTGGGGGGATTGTCGCTGCCGGTGGTGGTGGTGATGGTGATTTCGCGAATCCGTTTCTGGAGCAGCTCACGATCAGCCCCACGGTGGCCGGGCCGGTGGGCGTTCTGAAAAATCTGAGCGCCAGCGGTTACAGCGCGCTGGACCTGTATGACAGTAGCTCGACGTTTGTGGGCGGCATGGGCTACGGAAATGCGAGCGCGGGAAACACGTTGTTCCGCGATTACACATTCATCCTTTCTTCGGCCAAACCGTTTATGCTGTCGGTGGACGGCGTGACGCGCAATGTGGTGGTGGACACATCCGGCGTGCTCATGGCCAACGGCAAGAACGTGACCAACACACCGGCCCGCCCGGTGAACAACGTGAAGCATTTCGGCGCGACCGGGGCGTTTGCGCAGGACGCTACCACCTACATCCAGGCCGCCATCAATGCGGCGGTCATCAATGGCTATCCGGTTTACTTCCCGCGCGGCGATTACTCCGTGACGGACACGCTCACGGTGCCGGCGATGGGGGCCACCAGTGTCACCAACCGGCACGAGTGGCTGGGTGAGGGTTACAACATTACGAAGATTTACGCCTACGCCGCCGGCATGGCGACGAAGAACATCATCCGCGTGGAGTCGGACTGGGAGGCGGTGTCCGGCGGAACGATGTCCTACTTCAAAATGTCCAACATCGGCGTGTATGGCACGGCCTACAATTGGGGCGCGACCAACTATCCCAGCATGAGCGGACTGCCCCTGAGCGGCTCGTGCCTTAGTCTCGGCGGCGGTTTCGGTGAGGCGTTCACCGGCGGGAGCCTGACGGCCATCAACACCGAACTCAATAGCTGCTACTTCGGCGGGCATGAATACGGCGTCACTTTGACGAACTCGCAGGGTTTGGTGATGAACGATTGTTGGGTCCAGGAGAACGCCAAGCACAACGTGGTCATGGCGCACGTGGATTCCGCCAACATCAAGAACGGCCATTACGGCTACGTGCTGGTGACCAACCTCGCGCAAAACGCTTACAGCTTCATGATCTGCGGCACTCCCGGCAGTGATTGGGGTGGTTCATCGCTGTACTACGGCGGCGCGGATTCGGGGGTGCATAAAATCATCGAAGGCATCGAGCACGCCGGGCCGTTCCTCTATGCCGACGGCGCCCGCGTGACGGTGCAAGGCGGGCAGTTCGAGATCGGGATCCCGAGCAACACGCGGCCTCTGACCAACGGCTGGTGTTACCTCACCAACTTCGGCACGTACAACTTCCGGGGCGGCACCATCAACGTCCCGCTGTTCGGCGGCGCGAACCCCAGCACGAACACGATCCTGTTTAATTGCTCCGGCAACGCCAGCGCCGGCTTGCGCGTGGACGGCGTGGCGATGGAATCCGGCATCAGTGTGACGCTGAACCAGAACCGTCCGACGTGGTTCCGAGTCGTCGGCGACCCGGGCAATAATTATTTTTACGAACCCTGGTGGAGTCTGGCGGCGGTCGGGCCGAACAACGCGGGGCAGTCGCAACCCACGTTCATCAATTGCGTCTGGCTGCCCGACGGCGGCGCGGCGCAATACCGCCACGTCCCGCCCATGCAGCTGGGGGCGATCCGGCAGATCGGCAACATTGACACCGGGCCGACAATCACGAACGGCACTTACTATGGAAACGGCGCGGGGATCACCGGCGTTCTGCGCGGCAACCTGGCCGGGCCGGTCACAAACTTTTATCCGTTCACCGCGGGCTACGTCGGCAGTGCGGGGGAAATCAACAACGCATTGTTGGCCACGGCCACGGACGCCAGCATCCGGGTATTTGCCGGCACCGGCCAGTTTGTGTTCTGGACGTTTCAAGGGGTCACGGGCTACCGAACGAACATCGTCCGGTTTATCGGCGTGGCCACTAACACCACCAGTATCGCCGGCATGTTCGAGAGCGGCTACGCGAACCGCGAGTTCGGCGCGGCCAACGCGGCCATGACCACCACCGTACACGCGTTCCCAGGCGGCTCGGTGGGCAGTAGCTCGCGCTCGCTCTTTGCGCTTTCAGTGGAGACGTATGCGAATCCGACCACGCCGAACCCGGCGGCCTATGTGTCGCTGCACTTAAAAACACTGGTGGCGTATCCGGCCACGAATTACAGCGGGTTTATCGGCGTGCAAGTGGAGAACTATCCATGATCGCGGAACTAAAAAATGCCGGCTGGCTGCTGCTGGCGGGCGCCCTGTTTGTTTTGATTTTGCTACTGGTTTCCCAGGTGGCGGAGTTCCCTCTTTTATGATCTGCAAATTCATTCTCGGTCTGTCGCTCGCCGGCTTGTTCACCGGCTGTCACTTCACCAAATGGCCCGCTCCGCTCAAGACGGCTACGACGTTGCCGCAGCCGCCGCCGAAGTTGGCGGCCGTGGAAGCGCACCGGGACAGTTTGTTACGCGCCGGCTGGACGGTTCACGAGTTCCACGGCGCAGAACATTGGTGCTCGCCCGGAGTAAAGTTTCGGCCCCCACCGGAGCCGCCGTCGCCTCCCGCAGCATTGATTGGATTGCGCGCGCGGTTTGTGGAGTCCGCCGCTGCCGCTAGTGATGGGGAATCGGACGCCGTGGCGAGTGAGCCGGTGATCATTGGTCCCTCGCTCGATATCACCGCGGGATTCGACACCTACATTTTGGTGGGCCGCGAAGTGAATCAACCCGGCCTCGGCTGGTGGTTGTTCGAGCCGCAGGTTCACAGTCCCAACGTGGTGGTGGACCCCGGCACGGGCGGCGCCGGTTATGAACCACAACTGTTTATCCAA